CATTGCGGCATTAATCTCCGCACTTTGAATTTGTACACCATATTTCAATTCTAGCTCATATCTACGCAAAATACCATCTTGTTCAACACGATCTCTTTCACGATCATCAGACATAATCATTTTCTGACGCTCTAAATCCAATTCAGCAGCTTTCTTTTGAATATCTGCTTGAATAGACTGAACCTGAACTTGAGCCAACATCTCCTCTGGAGTGGGCTTTGGCTCTGGAGGTGGAGGCAATTGGAAGTCAACAGGTAACTGATTAAAGTAATTCTGAGAATCTTTAATACCAGCCAACTGTAAAAGCTTAGTTAATGTGTTTGTATATTGTGGTAAAGAAACAACAGGATTATTAACTCCAGTTTCTTTAATCAACATTTCCTGACGCATTGCTACTTGATTCAAGATATTGATTCGGTCTTCAATAGTGCCATCACCAACGCCCACATTAACAATTACATCCATATTGGCATCCCAAGAACGGGGGTCAATAGGTACAAATGTATTACGCAAACGAATCATTCGCTCTTTATCTTGATTCTCAATAACGAGTTTCAAAATACCAGTAAACAATTTACGTAAACCAGTTTCAGCAAAGGTACGGGCAATCATCTCAATATGCTGATGGGCAGCATTAACAGTCGCAGATACTGCGGCCTTGGTAGTGCTTTGCAATGCGTCTGCATCTAAGCCAGAGGCGGCCTTAGAAATGCCTGTACGGGTCTGTTTAATGTCATCCAAGTAGTCAAGCATTGGAAATGCTGCCTGACCAACAAATGGAGTGGTGAATGGCTGAACCATGCCTGGCGCTCTCATGCGAATCACAGCACCAACTTCGGTATTCAACACATCATCCATGTTGGCCTGTCCCTCAACAATCGCTGTGCGAGGATTAATAGCTTGAGCCAAAGAGTCTAGGATGCCACGTTGGACACTTGACTTAATGCGCTGAATGTCCATCACTACGTCAGCAGGACACATACCAAAAAAGGTATGGGGTTCTGGATCAGGACAGAAGTCAGCAAATTGTCGTTCAGCAACAATCTCATTACGCATGACCTTATTGCCAGTACCAACTGTGCAGATCCTACGCATCTCAGCAATGCCATCGCCATCAAAGTCTACCTTTAAGTAGCCTTCAATGTAGAGAACACTCTTACTTGATGGATCACCATTGTTTGCAGTACTGATAACAGCATACGGGTTACGGGCGGTGTACTCTTCGTTGTTGTCAAAGTCATTACCATTACCAGCGACTTCAACCATTTCATCGTAGTCATAGCCCATTGCGACTAGATCGGAAACAGTCTTCATAGTCCTGTGGCCTACAAAAGTAGCCTCATCAATGGACTTTGCTCTTCGGTCAATCAGGAACTCTTCTGGGGGTAGAGCCTCAATCTTTACCTTGCCAGATTTAATTCTGCGCTTGATCTCCACGTCATACATCATGGGGGGTGGAGTCATAATCCCTTGGGCAAGATTCTGCTCTGCCATGCCAGGAATCGGGTACTCACGCACCGCAGAAATCTCAATGTCTGGGTCTTGAGTCAAGAACATCATTGTCTGCTCATCAAGCATAGAGAAAGACTCTGCCTTGACTTCAACAGACTCATCCCACCAGTACTTAACGATACCTGCTTTGCGTACCAAAGCGTCTTTAAATGCTGAGTGGAGAATCTTAAAGCCTGGGTTATCACGCTTGAAAATAAAGTCTACATAGTCTGTTGCTTGTTCGGCAGCAGCAATGTCTTCTGGTCCTTGGGGTGCGAACTCAACCACTCGCTCTGGGCCAAAGAAAATACGCATCAGGCTTGGCAAAATGCCTTGCACAGTATCACGTACATCCATTGAAACTACTTGTGAGCGACCATCCTCTTCGTTACCAAAAGGCAAGCCATAGTAGTATTCAGTAGCTAATGCACGATTGCCACCAATGTCATCATCTATGAAAGAAATTGCGTCATAAATTTCAGAAGAAACAACGCCTTGAAGCTCTTCTTCTGACATTACCTCATCTTCTTGCATCTCGCCTTGCAAGGTTTCAGCCATCAACATTGGGTTATCTTGTTTCATTTGTAGTCCTTATCGAGCGCCAAAGTATGGCAAGAGTCCCTGAGATGTACGTCCATAACCTTGAAGCATTGATGGAATGCCACCCATATAGTCGCCCTGAGTAAAAGTAGGTTGTTGCGCTCCAACTACGCCTTGCTGTAATGCTGGCGCTTGCATCATCGCTCCACCAGAAGATGGGCGCATCTTAAAATTTTCATCTAAGTTTTGAAATCTAGTATCAAAGTCTGCGGCTTTAGGCTCAACATATCTACGTCCACCTGGGCCTTGTGAGAAGGTCATACTCTGAGGGTTTTGTTGAAACTGGTCAAATGCAGAGTTATCTTTAAAAATAAGATTTCCGTAGCCACCAACATTGACAGACATACCAAGGCCATTAGGATTTTCTAACTCAAACTTCCTTTTATAGTCTTCTTTTTCAGCATCACTAATAATAGAGTTGATTAGATCATTCATCTTGGCTCTCCGTGTCGTATTCAGTCTTAGCCATCATCAACATATTCTGCTGATTCTTGGTCATCTTCTTAGTGATAGGGCCACCAGATAGCCATGCTGAACAGGTACGCTCACCTGCACACTTAAAGTCAAATAGTTCGCAGTAGCCAAGATTAGCCGCACCTTGTACGTCTTTGGCATAGCCATCAGTCTCTTCATCAATACCTTTTAGGATGCAATCTAGCATCTCAGGGGTTTGGATAAAGGCAGCGCAGTTACCGCATCGCATCTCTTGAACTTCATCAATGGATACTGTCCACATATCAGCAAGGTTCTGCCAGTACTCTTCGTTATCTTCTTCTGGGTTGGCAGGACCATAGTCAACATTCTTGATCGCCCAATTACGATTCTTTAGGTTGAACTTAATGTCATAGGTTGCGGTTGGGCAGTTCATTTTTTATTCCTTGCAGAAATAGCTTTAGCTTTCGCTCTAGCATCTGCTTTACTGCTTGCACCCCACGCATTGAGGCTTAGAAGCAATCTAGTTGGCTTTCCATCTTTATACTCAGGACCATCGTTTCCTGCCATCCTTGCAAGGAAACTAGCTCTACGTGGATTGTCTCCAGACTTGACGGGCGCTTTAATGTCTTGGCCTTGTGCTTTTAAACTTGCACGACCTTTAGCATTCAACCCACCTTTTGGGTTTTTCCCTTCTTTTCTAGTCCACGCTGCGCTCATTTAGATGATTTGCGTAATTGAAACGTCAGTAGCTGTAGCGCCACGGATGACGGCTACTTTACTGCCGCCAGCAACTTTAATAAACTCTACTGAGTTAGCGGGGAGCATTGCACTTGTGGTCAATGAAGCAGTTGGGTTAGAGCCAATCTCAAAATGACATTGTGCTGCAGATCCATTTGCCAATCGAATAATTGTGCAATCAGAAGCAATTGCTGTTGACTGTGCACTAGTACCAGTAACAGTCATCACTTGGGTTGTGCCTAAAGCATAAATTTGGGTCAATTGACCATGATCGTCACGGGCTAATCTGCTCATATAAATTCTCCAGTTAGTTACTTTTTCTTAGCAGTTTTAGCTGCTTGCTTAAACGCTTTATCAGTTGGCGCACCTTTAGTGCCAGGCTTTCGCATCTTTTCTTTAGAGCCAGCTTTAATTCGTTCTTGTTTGGCATTGATATTGGCATAAAGTCCAGCTTTCATTTCTTGCTCCGATTAGTAGCGGTGCGACTTCCACGTTTGGGCATAGCACGAGACTCGCTCATTGCGATAGCGACAGCTTGGTCACGGGATTTAACCTTTTGACCAGAGGAAGACTTGAGCTTGCCTCGCTTGTATTCACCCATTACCTTGCCAATCTTTTTGGCTGCTTCATCCATTTTCATAGGAATCTCCTAAAAGGTTTGTCAATACTACCATATTGTGTTAATAAAAAAAAGAGCCACTTTTTTAGGGTGGCTCAAAATGGCAACGGCAATCAGACCAAACCTCGGATCAACCTTTTAATCGGTTTACCCCAAGACAGGTTAGACCCCCATGAGATGGTGGCGGCATCTGAGGCAAATGTCAAGACAAAAGCGTCAGCCATGTCGGGAGATTTAAGTCCCCGTCTACGAATATCATCTTTAGATTCGATTTTTATTTTGCCATTAGATGTAAAGGTGTACCTTACAGTCGCCAGTTCAGCAATGAAATCCTCATTGTTTGGTATCTTGCAGTCCCGTTTCTCTAGCCAAGCCTTGGTTTTGTGCCATAGTTCCGCACGAAGATTCAGATAAGTACCACCCATAGCGGGGCTTTCGGATACGTTAATCCCACGGCATGGCAACTTTAGTTCTCTTAATCTGTCAACAACACCTGCTCCTAGTCCAATAGAGTCAACCAGAATCTCTGTAGGTTTACTCTTGTGGTCACAGGCTTCGTATTGGGCGACTACTGCACCTGTTAACTGCATCAAATCAAGGTTCCTCCACCTCTCAAGAGTGTGTACAACATTAGACTGACGTTTACATAGAACTGAAGAATCGGAGCCAAAACGAGCCACATCGAGTCCCCAAATGATCGGAGCATCTTCATAAGCTCTTGTATCCCTGTGTTTAGCAGACTCAAGCAACTCCATAGGAATAATCGTGTCATCATCGCTCCTTGGAAACTCACCCAGAACCCTGATCCTGTAAGCGTTACTTTCTTCGCCATAGCGGGATTTCATGTCTTCTACGTACTCTTTACTCACCCTAGTAGAGTCAATGCAGGATACTCTCTTTGTCCACCACTCATCTTTGAGCCGATTATGCGTGTCAAAGAAGAAGCCAGATGACCTTACGGGGTTGCCCAACAGGATGGTCAGAGCATTATGTCCTGACATAGAACCAGCAGCAGCCTCGAATACTGCCTCTGGGACACCAGAAGCCTCATCCGCAACCAACATGACGTTCTCAGAGTGAACACCTTGGAGGGCTTCAGGCTGTTCAGCACGAGAAGTTCGAGCAGAGATAAACGCCTCGGTAGCGGAAGCTTTTAGTTCTATCCTCTCTTGCTTGACATCGAGTAGGTCTTGGATAGGTTGGGGTAGTTCTTTGACCCACCTTTTAAGCTCGGCAAACAAAGCGTCATACAGTTGGGCAGAAGTAGGGGCAGTAACCACTACTTTGACGGGATACCTGGTCAACAAGAACCAAAGCATTGCCCATGAAGCGGTGGTTGACTTACCCACTCCGTGACCAGACCTGATACTTATCTTTCTCTCACCAGAGGCTACGGCAGTTAAGAAGTCTTGTTGCCAATCATCAGGCTCTACTCCCAGAACCTCTTTAACGAACAGAACAGGGTCATTCCTGTAAAGAGTTATGAACTGGATAAACGGGTTATGTGCCATTGTTTTCCAATGTCTCGACAACTACTTCAGCCTTACCCATGTGCTTTAAGGCTTGGAGGTGAAGATCACCTAAAGAGATGTTGACTTGGGTCTTGGCGGTGTCTCCATAGTTCTCAGGATCAAGCTTGGAGGCCATCCACTTACGGGTATCTACTTGGAGTCTTGCTTTGTTAACTCCACTATTGCTTGTCTCATCTGCTTGGTCAGCAATATCAAGAGCCTCTTCTGCCAGTTTCTCAGCCTTTAGCTTCCGTGCAGCGAGTACCGCATCTCTACGCTCATCAGTATGGTTAATCCAGAAAGAAAGCATGGGCCTAGAACACTCTATGAACTCTGCCAAGCGTCCTATGGTCATTCCCTGAGAGATATGTGCGGTAACGAACTCTATCCCTCCAAGCTCTTCTATCTTCTTCTCCAACGCTCTCCTCATAGGAAATCCAGCCATATCTTCTCCTTGATTTAATGGATACAAATTCTAAACTATAAAAAAATTTTTTGGAGGGTTATATGTGTACGCAAACAACGTAGGGGGGGTCTATAGATCAAATGCTATACCGATATGTGTTTATGTCCCCTGTCACAGCGCCCCCTACTTTTACACAAGGGGGGGGTAAACCCTTACTGGTAAACCCTACCCTTACGCACTAACCCTTAAGGGTAAACCCCTAGGTAGAAACCCTATGAGGGTAAACCCTAAGTCTAAATGAGAATGATTCGCATTCGCATCTTGTCTCATGTGTGCAAGGGGATTGATTGTGTCAATGTC